ATGCTCACCGTTAAGCAGATTGAAGCAGCAAAGCCGAAAGAAAAACCATACCGCCTACTCGATGGTAATGGCCTGTACCTTTATGTCCCTGTATCAGGGAAAAAGGTATGGCAGCTTCGCTACAAGATTGACGGTAAGGAGAAAATCCTGACTGTCGGAAAATATCCGCTTATGACTTTGCAGGAAGCAAGGGATAAGGCATGGACCGCAAGGAAAGACATCTCAGTTGGCATCGATCCGGTAAAGGCGAAAAAGGCTTCGTCTAACAACAATTCCTTTAGTGCGATTTACAAGGAATGGTACGAGCACAAGAAGCAAGTCTGGTCTGTAGGTTATGCTACTGAACTTGCAAAAATGTTTGATGACGACATTTTACCTATCATCGGCGGCCTTGAAATTCAGGATATTGAGCCGATGCAACTTCTTGAAGTAATCCGCAGGTTTGAAGATCGCGGTGCAATGGAGCGAGCCAACAAAGCACGCAGAAGATGCGGCGAGGTTTTCCGTTACGCTATTGTCACCGGAAGGGCTAAATATAACCCAGCACCTGACCTTGCTGACGCCATGAAGGGATACCGCAAGAAGAACTTCCCGTTTCTTCCTGCAGACCAGATCCCGGCATTCAACAAAGCCCTGGCAACATTTTCAGGAAGTATCGTATCGCTCATTGCCACCAAGGTTTTACGCTATACAGCCCTAAGAACGAAAGAGCTTCGTTCCATGCAATGGAAGAACGTCGATTTTGAAAACAGGATTATCACCATCGACGCCAATGTGATGAAGGGACGCAAAATTCATGTGGTCCCGATGTCAGACCAGGTGGTTGAACTTCTCACTACGCTAAGCTCCATCACTAAACCAGTATCAGAGTTTGTTTTTGCCGGACGCAACGATAAGAAGAAGCCAATCTGCGAGAACGCGGTGCTACTTGTGATCAAGCAAATCGGCTATGAAGGTCTGGAAAGCGGTCACGGATTCAGGCATGAATTCAGCACTATTATGAACGAGCACGAATGGCCTGCTGACGCTATTGAAGTGCAACTGGCACATGCCAACGGCGGATCTGTGCGTGGAATTTATAACCATGCTCAGTATCTCGATAAGCGCAGAGAAATGTTGCAGTGGTGGGCGGATTGGCTTGATGAAAAGGTGGAGTGATCCGCCTTTACTGATTTCGCAACATGTACAACCTTGCAAAGTGATGCAGACACTCTGTATCTCTCAACTCAATCTAGGAATAGGATTATTTATCGATCCTTTAGGAATTGGATGGTACACTTTGGACTTTTCTCAATTCACTGAATATAAAGATGTTTAAGCTTTTCGCGAAATACACATCGATAGGTGTACTTAACACCATCATACACTGGGTTGTGTTTGCGGCGTGTATCTACGGTGCCGAGACAAGTCAGGCACTGGCAAACTTCGCAGGGTTCGTTTTGGCCGTGAGTTTCAGTTTCTTTGCAAACGCCAGATTCACGTTCAAAGCCTCTACGACAACGACACGCTACGTGCTTTATGTTGCATTCATGGGAGCATTGAGTGCAATTGTTGGCTGGGCTGCTGACAAATGTGCCCTTCCTCCTCTCGTCACTCTTATTACCTTCTCCGCTATCAGTCTGGTAAGCGGATTCATCTATTCCAAGTTCATTGTCTTTAGAGTTGCGAAATGAAGATATCTCTGGTCGTTCCTGTTTTCAATGAAGAAGACGCGATACCTATTTTCTATAAAACAGTTCGTGAATTCGACGCATTGAAAAAATATGACATCGAAATCGTATTCATCAATGATGGAAGCAAAGATGCTACGGAATCTATTATCAATGCATTGGCCACATCTGATCCGTTGGTAATGCCACTATCATTCACTCGAAACTTTGGTAAAGAGCCAGCTCTGTTTGCAGGATTGGACCATGCAACAGGAGAAGCCGTTATCCCTATTGATGTAGACCTGCAGGACCCTATTGAGGTTATCCCTCATCTTATTGAGAAATGGCAGGCCGGTGCAGACATGGTGCTAGCGAAGCGTACAGATCGGTCAACAGATGGTCGATTAAAACGTAAGACTGCCGAGTGGTTTTATAAACTGCACAACAAAATCAGCATCCCTAAGATAGAAGAAAATGTTGGTGACTTTCGCCTGATGTCCCGTGAAGTAGTAGATAACATCAAGTTGCTTCAAGAAAGAAATCTTTTTATGAAGGGGGTACTTAGTTGGGTTGGTGGAAGAACCGATGTCGTCGAATACACTCGCGCTGAACGTATAGCGGGTAACTCAAAGTTTAATGGATGGAAACTATGGAATCTTGCACTCGAGGGGATTACAAGTTTTTCTACATTTCCTTTGCGAGTATGGACATACATTGGCCTATTAGTTGCAGGAGTTGCTTTTATTTATGGGGCATTAATGATTCTTGACAAACTAATCTACGGAAACAATGTTCCAGGTTATCCTTCTCTACTTGTATCAATACTCTTCCTTGGGGGGGTTCAACTTATTGGAATCGGAGTGCTAGGGGAATATATAGGAAGGATTTATTTAGAGTCCAAAAAAAGACCTCGTTACATTATAAAAAAAAGGTAATAACTAATGTTTTCAAAAGAAACGATAAATAAATTATTTTATTTTACATGCATAATTTCATGCTTGGTAACCATATTCCTTACATCTAGATTTAGCTATACATGGATCACAGATCCTGATTCAGCAAATAGCCCTATAATGTGGAAAGAGTTTTTGGCACATGGGTTTAATGCTTTCAATAACTGGAAGCCAACATTTGATAACTGGTATTTTACCGTATACCCTATAAATTTTCTTTTATTTTTCATTTTTAATGAAAATGGCTTTGTGCCTTTAATGCTTTCCAGTGCGATTTTCATAATTGCAATTTGCCTATGTTCATCAAAGATCGCAGATATGTTATCTGGTAAAACTGCTGCTTTTGCAGCATTAATATCAATAACACTAATATCTCCAGATCTATATAGCAATTATTATTCGCATCCTTTTTCTCATAATTCAACAAATGCATTCGGATTTGTTGTATTAGCAATATACATAATAACTCTCTCAAGCAAGAAAATAATTCCTGCCGCTTCCATTTTTATACTCTTAGTACTTTCTGGAGCTTCTGACCCTTGGATATTACCATCTTTTACACTACCTATATTGATATCTGAGGCTTACAATTCATTCATCAATAGAAAAAGTTACAAATACTTTATCTTTCTATTGCTTGCATTTTTAACATCTTATTTGAATCTAGTTCAACACCTTTTTGATCTACCGACTGGCGAGTTCAAAATAACAACATTTGAACAGATGATATCTAATGCACAGTATGCAATAGTATTAACAGCAAAAATGATGCCATTGTGGGTAAACCCATCAGCATCTATGTCATATTTTATTGTTTTAATATGGGTAGCCGTGTTCATAGCTGCTGCTTTAGTTTGTTTTAATAGAGGTAAAGAATTACGCATCTTTTCTATTTGCTGCGTCCTTTCAGTCCTTGGAATTTACTCTTCATCTATAATTGGAGATCAATTCCCGCATCAACGTTTTTATGTAAATGTTGCTCCCGTTGTTTTCTTGTTAACCTCTGTAGCCATAAGATTTTATAAAGCTTTCTTAATACCACTTTTCATAACTATTTGTGTTTCTGTTTATGGGTATTGTAACTCACCATTAAAATACGAAGAAAATAAAAACCCAGTTTATGAATATATGACCTTCCTTTCCAACAATAATCTAAGTTATGGTTATGGTAGTTTTTGGTATTCTATGAATATGACAGTGAATTGGTTATCAAAAGACCAAATACATATAACACCTGTTTTCTTTAACCCTGAAACTGGTGTTGTGTATTTTCAGCCTGCAAGAATACAAACACTGTCTTCATGGCATACAAAGGAATTCATAAGCGGTAAACCAAACAGACAATTTATTGCCATAACTCAGGGACAAACCGGTGGTGATACATGTCCAAACGTTCAAATATGTATTGATGGTGCTCAGAAGCAATTAGGAAAAGCCGATGAAATCCTATCATATAAGAACACGACATTCTTGGTGTACAACAAACCAATTGAAACAGATATAAAGTAATTTAATGTAAGAGGGGGATATTTCCCTCTCTTTTTTATTAATAATTCCCCTCAGAAAGGAAGCTGTAAACCCCGGGACCACCTGCAATATTACATGTCCATGCCTTTGGTTGTCCTGAAGCAGGTGCGCTATTGATAACACGTTCGCCTATATCCCAGAAACCGGATGTAGGTACAGACGAAAGATAAAATGTTGTTTTTTCAATTTGTAACGCATTTGATGGCATTCCATATACACAAAGAGACGGTGAGTTTATGAGTACATTTCCTGAACCATAATTTCTTATGCCAACATTTATAGCTGTAGCCGTTGCGTCTATATACACACCACAACTAACATAGCGCCATTTCCCATTACCAGCTAAAGGTGCTGTAGAGTCTGTTTGTCCTGCACCATTAACTATAAACATAAGTTTTGACGCTGCTCCCTGGTCATTTACCCACGCACCAAACCATACAAATTTCCCTTTTAGTTCTGGTGATTTGTTGAGGTCTATCGTTCGTCCCCAAACTCTATCTCCTGCCGTAACTAAGAATGAATAATTACCAGCATAAATGTTTTGAGTTTTTATCAATGCTCCTGTCGTTCCAGATGCCGCGTTCCAAAGCAACATATTTCGATCAAGATAGTTAGCAGTTAACTCTCTGTTCGCAATATCTATTAAATGAGCAGTATCAGGGTTTTGTGTCGCTGGATCATAACTTCCAACATACCCTATCGAATTGACCGTATTGTTAGCCAGATACAATCTATCTGTAACTTTAGACGAAAGATTATTACGGTACATTACCAATAAATTGTTTACTTTAGATGCATCCAATAATTGATTATTTTCGATTGTCAGGTTTTTAGCATAGTTTGTGAATATAAAACCATCCTGATTAGGGAGGGAACTGGCGTAACCGATTGCAGTTTGCTGGTTTCCTCGAATCGAAACTGTATCATTAATCTTTGTTACGTCAGGTATTAATGTAAACTCATTAGCAATGAGATGAATATCGGCTTTAATGTTTATAAATTCCGGAGTACCATATGGATATCCACTTTCGCCGTTACGCTCCCAATAGTTATCATCCAAATTAAGTCCCTTAACCCCGAATGACATAAACCCGTATAACTTATTTTGCTCAATATCATTTCCGTTTACACGGACGCTCATACCGCCCTCGGCATACGCCGGAGTAAGCAAGATGCCTCCAGCACCATTACCATAAATACGGTTATTGATGATGTTAAGATTATTACATACCCCACCAATGTTAAGCGCATTTCCTGTGTTTGTTAGCAAACGGCAGCCAATTATATCTATTGAGTAACCATTAATTAAGATAGCGTTACTTGTAGTGCCGGTTACATCTACATTTTCAATTTTGATATGGTTGGCGTTAGGAAAATTTATCCCATTAGCTGAGTAATTATTACCATCTAAGCCAAAGTCTCTAAGCTCACAGAAAGTAATTGGGTCGCTTTGCTGGGTTATGATTGGTTCGTTTGTTCCAGTAGAGAAGATTCTGGACTGATATGCGCCAGCACCTCGTATCATGGTGACAATATTTTTAATCGTTATACCAGGGTCAATAATGAACGTCCCCTCAGGGATAACAATCTCCGTTGGCAACGTAGCATCATCAATGGCTTTCTGGAATGCAGCCTTGTTTTGTGCTCCGCTGTTATCAGCCTTAAATCCATAATCTGATAATGTTCGCACATCAACAGTCAATTTATTGGCTAAAGGGAGTGATGTTGACCCGGTGAATTGTGGATTGTGCATAACTAATGAATCACCAAGAGAGTGATTATCGCTTAGCAATTGACCTTTAAATTGGTCCGGGTCGTATTTAAGCACATTCGGAAAATAAAACTGTTGTACCCCATACGCATCGTACACAGCCATAGAATGGCCTTGCACAGTTACGAACTTCGCAATTTGTCCGTTGTATACCGGATATCCAGCGGTATTTATCACGATAGGCTGCGCAACAGGAACGTAAGATCCGTCTTCATTCTCAATATAAACCTGAATCTGGTTTTCAGGATTTACTGGGTCTTCATCTATTTTACCAATAAAGATTTTGCCATTTGATACAGTTTTAAAAGAACGAGCCATAGTGAACAATTGGCTAGGCATGCTTACCACAACATTTGCGGCGATATCTGACATTTTGTAACTCCAGAGGAAGGATATGATTCAATTTTGATATTATTGAATACCTAAATGGTACTATTGAGTATTTATCCAGTAGGTTACGATGCCGTTCCACCCAACTGGTGAGGCATCAATGATGTACAGCAAATACGACGAAGCGCAGTTTCATTTGAGACTTGCGCATGAACTCCACACCAAAATTAAGCAGCGTGCGAAGATGAATAACAGGTCACTGAACTCAGAGATAATTGCAGCGATTGAAGAATCACTGGCTAAACAAAGCACTGCATCTTTTTACAATGACGATGCTGAGCGTATTGCAGACCAACAATCCGATATGGTAAAGAAAATTGTCTTTGATACGCTCAGAGATTTATATAAAAAAGACTGCAACTAACCATCCGTGGCTTTCCGTTACTTCTGGTTGTCATCACTGTTCATCCAGTACATGATGCCTAGCCTTGATATGGTTTTCTTATCTGATTCTGGAAGTGAGTTGTAAAACGAGCGCCAAGCAGAAGAGCGTCTTACAGTTGTATCAACGATGCTTTCTGGTGCTTGTTTTACTGCCAGCCTTGCTGCTTTCTGGAATTCTGGTGAGCTAATTAGCTTTTCTGCAGATTCCATTGATGCAGCGCCGCCCATCGCCCTGATTTTGCTGGCGACTTTTGCCCCAATTTCTGACCCAGCAACAGCACCTACTGCACTGAACGGTCCTGACACAGTTGAACCAACCGCAGTGCCAATGCGTTGGGCATGGTTAGCAACAAATTCATTTGCCACAGTGACGCGATTAAACCGTTTGACGAACTCGTTTAGTCTTCCTGTGGTTATCTCGTAAGATTTTGCGTCTTTGATAGCCTTTGCGACCTTATATACATCGTTCAGACCTGACATAGTCTCTTTTGGTAAATGTCGGGCAAGATTGCGCATCTGTCCGTTTGCTAACATGTTTTGATACCAGTCAGCAAACCCTGCAGGATTAAAATCAGCACCACGTTTTCCGTTCGAAAGCATATCCCGAAGACCTGTTCCCAGTAGCTCGGTTCTTAGCTTCCTGGACGGCGTGTTTTGCATCAATTCACGGAATCCTTTGGCATCGCCTTTCGACATTGCCTGTAGTGCTGTCGTTGCTTTGCGAGAAACATCACCGTTCAGCGTTCTGCCAGTAAGATTAATCATTTGCTCTTCCATACTTTTTCGCATCTGAACAAGCCTCTGAGCAACTTCAAAATCACGTAATGCAATTGTCCCTGACAGCGCCGTCTTTTGATCATCGGCGAGCGAACCGTAAAGCCTCGATAAGGCAGCACGATCAGCATCTTTATATGGTCCAGAATTCTTATGAAGTGCATCACCAACAAGTCGTCGTTGCTTATTGAGATTTGCATAAGTTAATGCGCCGTTCTTGCCTGGATTAACTGCCTGAAAGACTCTCTTTTCAATAGGGTCAAGGTTTTTCATCCCGCCAAGATCTTCTGCCACCTGTTTGAGCATTGACCTTGTTGATGGCGCATCAATTTTTGCACCTGCAGGCATCGCCTTTTCAACATTGCGATAAAGCTGGTCGCTTCGTTTCATCAGGGCAGACATTCTTCCATTGACCGTATCAATAAACTTGTCGCTCATACCAAGAGCATCTTTTGCACCGGAAGCGCGATCAATTATCTTCCCCGCGCTCTGTGCTAGCTGCCTGATTGCTTCATTTTCCTGCACCTGTAGAGCAGAACCCGCACGGGACTTGATTGCTTGCTCAACAGCCTTGTATTGCTCGTTCCCGGAAAAGTGTGAAGGGAGTAATGAATCAACATTAAGCTTTTCAGCAGACTCCAGAACTTCAGCCTGAGGATTGATATCTAATTCATCAAGCGATGAAGCGAGATTTGGCCTTTTTTGTGCAGCAACTGTGCGAACGACTTCCTCTGGGTTGCTCGTCGCAGGCGTCATTGGTACACCTTGTGCTACTCTTGCCTCTGCGGCATGAACCGCAGGATTTGTTGCTGCAGCGGCATCACCGGAGAATGGTGATGTTTCTGTTGGCGCAGGGGTCGCTCTCTGTGTAGATGTTTTATTACCACTAATTATACTTGATGCGCCACGAACACCACGGGTAACGCCATTTATCAGGCCATGCGTAGCAATGTTAAGTCCGGCATTAATAGCGGTATTTTTGGCAAAATCCCCCTGTTGATTCGCCGCGTCCGCGAGAGAACCAATGACCATGTTTCCAGCTACACCTGCTCCAGGAACAAGATAACCGCCTATTGACTCTCCAGCTTGCGCATACGGATCCGTTGGCCGGTTAACTGGTCTATATACTTCATCAAGAATCTTTGGTCCATCAAAACTCTGAGATGCAGCATTAATGAGACTCGCCCCCCCCTGAAGAACGTCAAAAGGAATATTTACAAATCCTCTTACAGCCTGCTCGGCAATTTGCCCTACGCTTTGCCCACCAGTTAGCCATTCTCCTGCACGCTGCATAAGTGATTTGTCTTGCTGAATGGCATCAGGAGATTGCCTTACTTCCTGCTGTTCTGTCTGCACAGATGGCAATGGATAGGCAGCATAGAAAGCTTGCTTAGCCTGCTCTGCATTTTCTCCGGCTTGCGGGGCCACGACTTCATTGAAGTATTGCTCCTGAGCCTGCGCTTTTTGTTCTGGTGCTAACGCCTGATACTGTGGAGAGGCGATAACATCTTTCCATGCTTTAGCCATTAATCACCCCATAGTGAAGAAAAGTTACTGCTGGCTGCAGGCTGTGATACCTGTGCAGGTTGAGATTGCTGCCGCTGAGATTTACCAACATTAACGTTATATTGTTGGTTGTAATTGTTGGTGTATTCCTGAATCTCACGAATCGACTGCTGCATAGCCTCCGGGCTTGAATAGTCAACCTGCGGCATCCCCTGAAAATACATCTTCGCTTCTGCAACGGTGTTGATACCACTGGCCCCCATGTCCCTTGCTGCCGCCACACCCTGATTCTGCATTCTGCCCTGAATACGTTGTGCTGAGTTATATAACTGGCGCTGCTCTTTTCCTGTTAATCGGCTGCGAACATCAGCACCAATTGCCGGGCTACCTGCACCGCCTGTTATTCCTGTCATGAAATCGAGAGCAGAAGCATCTGCATTTGCGATCGCGTCGATATCCTTCTTCATGGCATAGTTTTGTGCTGATGCAGACGATGTTGCAGGCGCAGCGATTGAACTGGCAGGGACGCGAACCATATTCCCATCGTTGTCGATGCCTTCGTAGAACGCATTAGCCCCAGCGCCATGAAGCTTCCCGCCTACAGTTACAGTTCTGCCATCTGATAACTGAACTGTACGCTCATCATTCCCAGCGGTTCCTCTTGTTGACGCTCGCTGCATTGCCAAATCCTGCCCGCGTCGCGCAGTAGAAGCAGATAAATCCTGACCGCGCATCGTGATGTTCTGACCTCGTGCTGTTAGCGCCTCGCCAGCCTGATTGCTGCGGATTGTCTCTGCAAGTTTTCCGCGATCAATCTCACGCCCAACGATTCTGTCTTGCGCCTGAAAATATTGTTCTGGACCAAGTGCAGCCATTCCAAGGTGATCAACAAACTCTGTGAAACCTTGTGGATTTTGCTGATACATTTTCGCCACATCCAGAGGGTCTACTCCGGCACGAGTAAGCTCAGATGAGTTGTTCTGCAACCATGACATCATGGCTTCTGGAGATGAAGCTGCGAGTCTGGCACTTGCTGCCAGTGTACCGACAGTGGAACGCTGGTCTTCATCGACAAATTTCATGCCGTTTCTTACAGCGTCAAACTGCTCAGGATACTGTGATGCCAGCTTTCGCATTGCATCGCGGTCACCAGATGTATATGCATCAGCATAAGCCTGCTGAAACTCTTGCTGCCGCTTCTGCTGATCCATCTGCTTATACATATCCATGACAGATGAAATACCCTGCAAAGCCTGCAAGCCAACGTTATTACGTCCTGAACGCTCCATCTCATTATTCTGTCGAATGTATGCAAGCGTGGCGTCTGCATCACTTGCTCTTGGAGCGTTGGAGTTCATGCCGCCTAACCCGGCAAGAAGCGCGCCTGAATTACCAGCCTGTTGCCATGTAGCCAAGAGACACCTCCATTAAAAAAGTGAACCAAGAAGACCGACGCCAGCACCAATTGCTGTCCCCCAACCAGGCATGATTGCAGTACCTGCAGCTGCACCTGCCGCCGCTCCACCCAGGGCACTCTGAAATCCTGATGGTTTATTCGCATTAGCCGCAGATGCTGCCGCCTGCTGTTGATACAATTGGCTGACGTTGTTAGCGTAGTTCTGTCCGGCATTTGCCTGACCTGTAAGAGCACCAAGGCCGATATTTGCCAGATTGTTGTAGTTGTTCATCTGACCTGACAGCCAGTTTTGACCGAGTGTAGGTGCGATTGCTGCCAACTGGTTTCCGGTTGCCGTAGAGCCTAATCCACCCGTTGCCTCTGCTGCTGCCAGGCTCTGGTAACGCGCCTGACCTGCTAGGTCTTTGTACTGCTGGGAGTTGTAATACTGGTTAAGTGCCTGCCCTTGCCCCTGAAGTGAGGAAAGATTCTGCAACTGTGATACATACTGCTGAGCGAGTGGCGTGAACGGTGCAAGGTTTTGCATGTTCGTTTGCCACATTTCGCGCTGTAGATCGATACCTTTTTCCGTTGCGCGTGCACTCGCTTTTGCTCCACTATCACTGCCACCTTTGCAGTAAACAGCTTTGGTGAGGTACTTATTAGCAATCTGAAAAATTAACATCCGTTAGTTCCTCATATTTTGAGCGCGGTAACTGATAAATCGTGATACCTACAGGATTTCCATTACTGGTGTATGCATCATCAAGGTGACCAACACGGGTAGCACCGAGCAAACGGATGATTGCCCGTCCGTATTTTGTGGTATCAGGAACCATGGTGATGCTGTTGAGGAATGGTGAGTTTTCGAGAAGCCATTTGCAGAATAATCGGTGCCCTTGTAGTGCATATTCTCCACGGAATCCGGGGTCGTACACCGCATGGCATTCCACAACGCTATGCCAGAAGTTACGCACTTCATGAACACCAGCCAGCACTAATCCTTCGTAGATACCGAGATATACAGCATCAGGCTTGATGTAGTATTTATCTCCACTGTCTACGATATTTCCCGTGTTTTCTGGATTGTTGAGGAATTCTGCAAGCTTCACCGGATTATCGATGAGCTTTATTTCCATTAGTTTATTAAACCATGTGTTCGCAGTGCGTTTTCAAGGGCAAGTATTCGTTGTCTAGCCTGAATCAAACCAGTGGCTATATCATCTACTTCTGCCCGAACGTAGGTTGTTGAAAGAGGATACGGTTGATTTGCAGTAAACGCGCTTGTTAGCGGGGTTCCTGTGCCGGCAGTCCAACCGTTTTGCCTTGCACCGACCACCTTTACCCCTCCAACTGAGTATGATGTAGTCACATTGAGAGGCGATGATAGTGATTGTTGACTTACTTCAGTCTTGGAAACGTAGTCCAAACTGAGATTACCAACATCGTTTTCAACAGATGTCACTCTTCCATCAAGAGATGAAATTTCAGATTGAATGTTGAGAACTTCACCTTCAACTGTGGTTATTCTCACACCTAAATCAGCAATTGCCGCTGTATTTCCGGTAATTCTTACTTCATGACCATCAACTTCAATGCGCAGTTGTTTAATTCGTAGTTCATGGTCTGCAAGTTCATCGTCCTGCTGTTCATTCCTGACCTGCGCTTCATAAGCTCCCTGACCTGCTTCGTTAGCTTTGTTTGCTACGTTACCAACGTCTGTACCCTGTGCGATAACATACAGCAGGTATGACTGAGAGAAGATGTCGCGCGGAAGAATTGACGTGTCGAGCCGCGTCGCCTGCACAATAACAGGGGTGTTGAGATTTAAATCAGCCATTACTCAATCCTTACCTGGCAACCAGACAAAGTGACAGGTGACTTCGTGATAACGCGCAATTTGAAGCCGACATTTTTCCTGATGCGCCCGACTCGCTTCCACAAAACGCGTTTGTCGTAAACGAACGGTTCATTCTGCTCAATCATCTGCTCACGACCGTAATTGATGCCGTCAGTGGTTGCAGAGAGGAACAGGCGGTCAGCGTACTGAGCGACACCCGTCGATGATTCAACTTCCAGATCGAAGCATCTGCCGTTATCCGCTTTGAACAACGGAGTAAACAACAGGTGTTCCTGTTGCTTGTCGTACTGGCTGCTGATATCGAACTGCAATTTGCCGATAACCGATTCCAGCTTATCTCCGCACGTTATCTGATTGCCTTCGTAAATGAAGTCGATAGCGCGGTACACATCGTCATACAGGCCTGTTTTCAGCACACACCATTGCGGACCATTGGCGCTTGAAGATGCGTCGTACACGAGAACATGGCGCGGAAGGTGGATAATCAGCAACTCATGAGCATCAAAGCGCAACGATTCCATCACGCCATCAGCCAGTTCATCAGCAGTGTAGGAGCGGAGGATTTTCTCAATGCTCGCGCTGGCGATTGGTGATACCTGACCGGAACCGATGATGTATACAGACGGCGCACCTGTTGCCGGATTGCTGATGAACGCATAAGAATCAGCGAATGGCGTTTTGCAGTAAGTCCCGGCAATGCCTTTCTGCACCATCAGTGATGGCTGTGCGACATACAAAGCGGCACCAACGGTGTTTGCCCCCGTCAGGGAGAAATATTCAATCGTCGATGAACCAAAGCAGACGATGAAGTCTCGCCATGTTCCGATGCCGATGATGCCGTCAGGCTGAGACTCAGCACGATATTGTGCGCTGTATCGGTCAGGATGTGATTCGTCTTCAAGGTCAGTGATAAACCATGAATCAGTGCCGTCTTTTGACCACGCATAACGCCCACGTAAGCGTGTAATGTCGCGGACTGAGCCTAACTCATACTGAGTGAATCCGCTATCAGTAGGCCAGTTTGAGACGGTTTTAACCGTGCCATCATAGCGATACTCTACCAGTTGACCATTAACGCCTACCGCCTGTGATGTCCGACCATGAGCCATTGATACGCGACCACTTCCGGCAACATTACCGACTTCACTTTCTCCTTTGTACAGCTTGCCACCACACACACGATAAACAGCATTCTGCGCCATGTTGTATTCAACGCCGCGAGATACACCGTTCACATCAGAACGTTTGGCAATGCCCGGGAATGAGCGAAGATATCCGCTGCTGTTCAGGATTTCTTTGGGTGTAGCCAGCATATTCACTGGCAGATAGTCGATATAGTCGGCGTTTCGGAAGTCTTTGCCGACACCTTTCATAAGCGGAAGTTGCTGAATCGGCATTTATTCGCTCCCGTTATCGCAAGGTTCCTTCCGGTGGAAGTAATTCCAACCGTTCCACTTCGCCAACTGGTTACCACTACCAACAGGCATACGGTTTGGATAACCGGACTTACATTTTGCGGCTTTTGCTCTGTCCATTGCAGACAGTTTGACGAGTCGCTCTTTCCCGTATCTGGCAGTGGTTATAAGTTTTGCAGACGCTTCCAGCGCATAATCCGGAGCAATGCGGCAGGCAAGGTTGAAAATGACGGCATTGATAGCGTTATTTGATAAACCGTGTTCATCGCCAGGATCTGGAGCGACATCTGCATCAGCGAAAATGTAGCCAACGTTGATACCTGGTGACGCATTACCGCCAAGCCATTCAGCCATCATCATTTCAAGGTCGTTGACGCCGTCTTCCATAGACTGCGGTTCGACATCGGTTAACGTGGCATTTGATGCCACACCGAGCTTACGTAATGCCGCAAGGACTAAATCACCCTTCGTTGTCAGGTTCATCTGATGCCGCCTTAGGTTTTCGACCAGGCTTTTTACGCTGCTTTTCTTCTGGCTCTGGCTCTGGCTCTGGCTCTGGCTCTGGCTCTGGCTCTGGCTCTGGCTCTGGCTCTGCAACATCCTTCAGAAGATCATCAGGATGTGCAAACCAGCCAGCATCCAGATATTCCTGAAGCTCTTCGGCTTTCACGATTTCAAAGTCGTATCCAACGCCTTTCCACTTCTTCATGTCGCCATGACGAAAGATCATGTGTGTCATGCTTGTCTACAGATAAAAAAGGGAGCCGAAGCTCCCTCTGGTTATCACGCGGTCTGGTTAGGCAGACCAACACCAATTGCCTCTGGTCGTACAGCACATGCTGAATACCACACAGCAATACGGCACTTACCAGACAGAGTGTTGATATCACCCTGCGTTGCGAAGATGCCGTTAACACCAATACCAGGAATGCTGAAGGAAGACGTTTTCATGCCAGCAAACAGTTCATGGGTTACCGGGATCGGCTGAGACAGCAGGCGGATTAAGTCATCAGCCCAGAACACGTTAGCGGTGGTTGTTGCCACGTTCAGAACGTTCACCGGAGTGGTATCAGCAAGAGAGGTGTTTACATTAGCGTAAGCCTTCTCTTCTTTTGTCAGTGACGCGTCATCCAGTGCAATCGGCTTCGGCGTGATTTCGATGTGAGTACCATCGATCACACAGGTGATTGAGAAAGTCGCATCATCAGTCAGCACGTTCTTCGCCATCTGAGACAGGAATTTCACACCAGTGAAGCTGATTTTGTCGCCGCGCTTAAATCCGGTGGTGGAGGATACAGTCACCGTTGCAACACGGTTGTCGACGTTCTCTTTGTTACCATCGGTATCAAGGGTGTATGCCTGCGGCTTAAACTTCTGCGCACCAGACACAGTTACGCCAGTAGCGGTTGACTTGGTAACTGCCGGAAGTTTCGGTGAGCGAAGAATTTCATCAAAGCCAGCAATCTGACGCTGAATAGTACCGTTGCGATACGCTTCTTCAGGAACGCGCCCAAAGATGTCACCATCTACCAGGTTGCGGCCTGCTTTGCGGTAATCGTCAGGGTTCAGGAAGTAACTGATGCCCATATCGCGGTTTAGCTCACGGGAGAACATCAGGCGCTCTGCATCAGACACAAAATCCCAGCCAGACAGGCCAGTAGATGGACCAATTGCGCGGGTATCGTGGACAACAAGCGAGCCCATTTCAGTTGCCTGTTTGGCAATCGCTGACTCAATGTTATTCGCCAGTTTTTTGGCGGATGCCTGGATGCGGCGACGGTAAGAACGCTCATCACGCAGGTCATCTGCACGAAGCTCGAAGAAATCGTTATCCGGATCGCCCATGTTGCATTTCACGGAGAGTTCCAGAATCCCGGTTGCGTTGCCAGTTAAATCCCAGCCAGTCTGGGTTGGCGCTTCCTGCTCAACAGGCATCCACACGGTGTTGCTTGAACGCTGCATGGATTCTGCCGGAGGGGTGTATTTTGTCACTTTGGACGCCATTGGCGTCAGGTTCTGGACGGTTTCGATGATTTCATCCAGAGCATACGTGACCAGTTGACCTTCATTTAATGCCATTATCGAATTCCTTTATTCAGTTGCGCCTTGAGCTTGCGGTACGTCTCTACATCCCCTTTGTTTGCTGCCGCTTCCATCTGCTTTTCAATCGCAGAGATATTTGCAACAACAGCGTGTCCCTGAATGGGTTCATCAGGTAGCGGGGCTTCTGAAACAGGTTTGGCTCGAGGCTTGAGAGTTAAACGTTCTGACAGTCGAGTGAGTTCAATCAGCGCGGATTGCCCGTCCATCGCCAGCAACTGGCGTGTTTTCTCAGGATTAGCACCAAGGTGATACATGAGAGCAGCGGATTTCTCCGGGAAGAGACGCATGATATCGGCACCGACTGCTGGCGGCACCAGTTGCATGAATGCATCCTCTTTCTCCTGATAGTCAGGGATGTTGAGCTTTTCCGCTGCGTCGTAGTGCTTACGGGCTGCCTCGACGTATTGCGCTGATTGCTGGGTGAACTCCTGAGTTTTGCGACCCTGCTCGGCGACAGCCTGGCTTCGTGCGTCCATAGCCTTGATCTGCCATTCACTGTTTGCCTGCTGGAAGGCAGCCAGTGCGCGGCTCTGGTCATAGTCGTACTTAGCCAGTGCATCTTCGGAAAGATAATCGTTAGGGTCTGGTTGTTTTGGTAACTCAGGGTTCACCCGCAGGTGCTCCGGCAACTCTCCACGCTTAACCGCTTCCATCTGCTGCTCAAGCTCACGCTGGCGTTTGCGTTCGATGCGGCGACGGGCAAATTCAGCATTAGTTGCCGGGTCTTGTTTTGGTTTCTCATCGTCTTTCAGGACAATCTCGAAGCCTTCTTCCTGACCTGCGTTGTCGTTGGCATTATCGACAACTAAGCCATCAGCAGATGCCGCTGCATGATTGCCGGGCAGGGTTAATTCTTCAGAAGCCTGAATGTCGGTGGTTTGGTCCATGATTAACTCTCTCTTATTGAGGTGTCTCGGCTACTCCGCCGGAGGGGATTTGAACTTGACGCATAAGATTCGCGAAATCTAGGCGTTGTGAATGAGTCTGGTCTGCATCTTTAAGAAGCAGCTCAGCGTTAGCACGAGCATCTTTGCTGCGCTGTTGCTGGAATTGACCTACGAGCTTGAGGTACTCACGCAGTTCTGCCTGCTTGTCGAGGTCCATATTGTTTAAGATTTCTGCAATCTTCGCGGCGTTGAGTTGGTTTTGGGCTTCAACCTTGGCGGCTTCAACCTGAATCTGCGCCTGTTGGTTCTCTGCCTTGAGCAATTCAGCCTGACCTTGCAGAAGGATACCCTGCGCCTGAATTTGCTCTGCTGATGGCTGCTGCGGCTGTTGTTGTGCCTGCTGTACCATCTCCATCTCTTCAGGTGTTTCTGGTTTCTTCAGCCCCATCATCACCAGTTGCTTGTTCGCGTACTCTCGCATCATCTCGACGCCTTTACCGTCAAGCAGCGTGAAGTATTGCAGCATCAGCATCTGGAACTCTGGAGTACCTTGCGGAACCTTGGTTAGTAACTCCTGAATCTCTGCGCGGTTCTGTTCCTTCATGCTCTGGAAGGATGGCCCAACGTCCGTATAGCACTCATAGCGACCACGAATGTCGTTGAGTGTGACCACATTGCCGGACTGGTAATCGACAACTTGCGCATAGAGTTGAACGTCTTTCTCGCTTCCATCTTCAAGTGTCAGCGTTACATGACGAGGAACGTCATAAATATCGTTGACCATTGAGGCATAAATCTCGCCATCACGTCGCATTGCGGTAGCCAGATTATCCTGGAACACGTATGTCTCAAGGTCTGCCCGCATGTTCAGTTGATTGACGGTATCGAAAGCGACCTGAGAGTTTGCTGCCTGCGCATCCACACCAAGACTAGCCACCTCTTTCACTGCGTTGGTGGCAGCCTCAAGCATGTAAGCGTTGGCTTGCGGCACTTCAGGGTTTTCCATGTAGGAGATTGGACCAATCGGCAGGTCGTTACCGTTTTCATCGGTCTTGTTCTGCAAATAGTACGGATAGTCATCATTTCCACCGTACATGTATTCGTAGCCTTCGATTTGCTCAGGGAAGAAGGTCGGTTTCTTCTTCGGTGAACGAGCAACAATATCGGCGTTGAATGACATGATCATGTTACGAAGGCGTTGACCGTCTTTCGTCAGCCTTACTACACCTTCGTAGCACTCCTTGTCACCAGCGAATGACCATTCGCCATACACTGGAACGATTGGGATATGCTCTCCAGCTATCTTCTCGCGGTCTTTCAGTATCTGCGTGCAGGTGATGATCGACTTATACACACGCCGACGCTTGACCTTACGCTCTGCTACCTTAATGAATCCACGATTAGCCAGGTCGTCAATGACGTCTTTGATATCCTGCTGGTAATAGCTGACCGGCTCACCTGTCAGCGGGTCGCGGTAGATGAAGACCTTCTCTTTCTTCTCTTCGACCTCGTAATACTCAGCGACGTAGACGACATCATTCGATACCCACGGAAACAGCCATGTATCGTTCGGATTCTGGAAAGATGGCAAGGTGTCCGGATCAATACCGTAATCCTCTGCGAACTCTTTCCAGCCATTGCGTGACAAGGCGTTAATCACCGTGCAGTGCTTAGCGTCGCTCTTATCCATCTGCTTGCTGTTTGCGTCCCATATGACGTGTGAGCAGGCTTCATGGATTGGCAGGCGTCGAATTACCTGATTGTTGCTTGTTGGGTCGTTGTCTTCGTACTGTGTGACCAGACGCCATGCACCAACGCCGGACTCTATCTGCTCACGAACGCCAACGTTAACGGCAATTTTTGCCGTGTTATGGCGCATATCAGTACGATACATCCCCATCAACACATCGGCAGCATCAGGATTAGCGCCGTCTTTTGGTCGAAAGAGAACGTCGATAGGATTCCGGCGCATCTCTGCGACCAGCTTCCTGACCACCGGGCGGACTACATCGAATTGTCCGCGATATTGCAGGGTCGTGTAGTTTGATAGCCAGTCATCCCATTGCGACACTCGGCTAAAATACAGGTCATTTGTCGCCTCGGTTCTGGCTTCATCGCTCGCCATCCAGTCCGCGTCAAACTTGCACAGAATGGAATTGAGTCTGTTTTCGTCGGCCATTTAAGTTCTCCGTGCGATGGGCCTGATTGGGGCTGGTATCTTTTTCTCTTTTGGTTTTTTGATGTCGCGCATCATTTTGGCGAAGCGGCGCATCATGTATGCATAGCGAACGGCGGAGAGCACGTCGTCGTTAAGCTTGACGATTTTCCCGTTTTCATCACGGTGATAGAGGCGGAACTCTTCAAAAAATGGCTCACAGGTGTTGAATACTTTGAAGCGACCATCGAGCATCATGTCGCGCAATTCAGTGATGCCAGGCTCAACAGCATTACCGTCATCAGGCCATGTCGCATGCTCCTGCAACATCATAAAACCAGCGTCCGCGTACTGCCCTTTAAGCTGCTCACCGCCGCCCTTCTCATGCTGGTTTCCGTCATGAGGCCATGCGGTTGGCACTTTATGCGCCCATGACTTAACGGCTCCCCAAGCCTGAACGGCTGTCTTTTCTTTCGCCTTCCACACGCGTGAAAGGTAGATTATGTCTGCATCCTTATCCCACCAAAGCTGAACCTGCGCCTGTGGGTGATCCCATCCGAAATCCATCCCGTTAATTACGTAGAAGTGATCAGGACACTCGAACGGCTGACACTTAATCGTCTCTTCCGGTATCTGGAAGATTCGACCGCTACCCATCGTGGGAATACCGCGAGCACGCGCCTCTCTCTCATGCTCGGGATAGGATGCGATGATTTGCTCTTTCTGCTCGTCGGTGTAGTGCTCAGCGTCGTAGATGGTCATGTTGACCACTTTCTGCGACTTGCTGGGATTCTTCAGGAACTTGGTAACAACGTCAGACATCCCCATCAGCGGGGTAAACGTCAGAATTGAGAATTGACCGTATTTGTTGGTACGGGTAAGGCCTTCGCCATAAATGCTGTATGGTGGTTCTTCGTCAAACCAGACGCCATGGATTGTGTCACCCTGCCAGCGGGCGCGGCCTTGCGAGTATGGCTTGAAGTAGCAGATTGAAATGCCATCTTCAACCCCATCAGCCGTGTGATGCTTAACCAGAAGATGATCAACAAGGTTCGGAAAGAAAGGAGACTTCTTCCAGCTAATGATGTCTTCTTTCGGTATGGAACCGTAGCCAGGTTCACCATTCTCTTCGATACGACCGCACAGGATGCGTTGAGTCGTTTTGGTTACAGTCTCGTTTGTCTCGCCACCAATCCAGAAGACAACAGGCTCATAGAAACGCTTACCTTTCCACTCACCGCCATATTTACCATCAGCAGGATAGCCTTTTGTGCCCGGATAACGCCCGGTAAGGTGAAACGCGACTTCAGCAGCACCAGTAAATGACTTACCAAGCTGGTTACCAGCCATAAAACATCGCTCTGGATAGTCATGCCCGGCGTCGATGAACTCACGCTGTTTGCTGTATGGCGTAAATTCATATAGCAGGTGTGTGTTCCGGTAGTTCTCTTCTTCTTCGAGTAGCTCGAGCAATTCGATTTGCTCTTCGTCGCTCAGGTTATCAAGAATCGCGTCCAGTTCCACGGTTGAATAGCTCCTTGATACGAGAGCGCCGCTTATCGCGATCTCCCTTATCAGGTGTCACGTCTTCAACTTGCGACTGCTCTTTGAGGCCCAAATCACGGGCGATGATGTTAGCGTTGAGAAGGTCAGCGGCTGCGCCAGAGAATTTCTGGTCGTAGATGACCTGTTCTGCTCGCGTAACGACTTCAGATAAATCTTCTCGCAGGCGATATGTGCGCCATGTTTCAAGCGTCACATCAATGAACAGAGTGAGGCCGGTAATAGTCATCGCTCGCATCTTGGCGATAGGCTCTTGTATCACTTCACCCTGATACGAGAACGCCTTCATCTCCCATAGCGGGTTAGCTTCTACCCACTCGAAGTATTCACAACAAGCAGCCCACAGCGCCTCAGGCGATTCGAATTTAGGGTTTCGCCCATGACTACTGCGGGCCTCCCAAAATCGGTTGCCCTTTGGTGCCGCCATATTCATCTCACTTAGTTGTTATTTCAGGCTGATGACTCTTTCGCGCTTTCAATCAGTGACTGCTTCAGCAATTCGAGTGTACCAATCGCCTCGCATAAACTGATTTCACCATCGTAATCATGGATGACGCTTTCCAGCCGCTCGTATAGCTCTTGAGTAATTGGGAATTTCTTCTCCTTACCCAAATTGATTACGCGGCTCACATCATGCTCCGGTAGTGAACAGGTCTAACGCTTCCTTCGATTTACGCACCGCTTCAAATGTGCGGATCGTGATATCCGAATTAGCGCCGCCTGACTGGAAGTGAATTTTGAATAGCTCAAGCTTCAGTTCGTCAGTGCCAATGAACTGAAATGCTTCTTCTGCGGCTGCGTTCTGGTTCATGACCAGTTTGTAAATCTCTGACTGGAATTTCTGTTCTTCAGTCATGGGAGTAATCTCTGCCATTGTTGGCTCCGTTTATCCGTCAAAAGGGATATCAGTTAAGTTATCCCGTGTAGGGTATAAGCCATTGTCGAGACCACTCATTGAATGGCCTCTGCAATAACCGATGTCTTTCCATCAGTCCGCCACCACAAAGAATCTTTTTTGCCTTAAGGCTGGAGGTTCATCTTTCAGTGGCTGCCAGTGTTATTTCCCCACTTACTGGCTTGGGTTGTTTCGCTGTACTGCCGTAATGCAAAAACTGGCTTAACCTGCGAAATCACACCATTCCGGGCAAATACATTTGCACTTCATTTGCCGCTCTCTCACGTGCAACATGAAGCAATCTTTTTCGCCCACCAACGCCCCACTTAGCCATTTGGCTTGCGCACTGGCTTATCGCTTTGGTTTCAGTATTGATGATGTGATCGATTCTATTCAGACGGGACATTGCGCCAACGCCGAGACGGACGACCGTTTTGAAAACTTCATAAACTTCGATTTCAAATTCCGGCTTAATCCATGCTGCATATCTGATTGCCAAAAGTTCAACACCCCACACACCTGGTTCTGCACCACCTTTGATTATTTTAAGTGGCTGAATTTGTTCCAAAGTGCTTTTTTGCACTTTGGCTTCCAGTGCTTTTATGAAGCGTTTTATCTGCGCGCTACGCAAAAACTGGCTTGGGCGCTGTTGCTCTGTAGCCTCTCCATTTGCAACTGCTGCTGCATGGAGATCGTTTAAGTTGTAGCGTCCGTCCTCATCAACACGAACGGACACACCATTGACAATAACTGTTGGGTACTTCATCAGTGATTACCTTTTAGTGATGAACCTTGTCACACAGGATTCCGGCCCACAGAAAGGCACCGATCACCAAACCGGCATCCTCAAGGGTCATCCTGAAAGGTTCTGTGTTCATAAGTCGCGCGTGTGAAGCGCGTTTACTGCGGACATAAAAAAAGCCCCGCATCGCGAGGCTCATTAAATTGACTTTGTGATTTGCAAAAAAAATTATTTCAGGCATTGCGTCCTGATGTACTCCTGCAGGTAGTTAACCTGCGCGGTTATCCTGTCGATTCCACTTCGGAGACGGTAATAATTGAGTTCAGCATCTGCTGTAAGTCTTGGGCTTTCTCCATCGCCCATGCTGCTGGCTCCGGTCGTTGACTTTGCACAGGTGGCGGCGACTTGCAGGCGCTTACGACCAGCAGAAACATCAGCACGGAGGCTTTCGATAGTCGCGTTAGCATCAGCAAGCTCCTTTGTGTATCTGGCGTCAAGTTCTGCTACATCACGTTGACGCTTGTGCATGTCAGCAATTGTGGATGCGGCCTTATCGCGCTGCTCTTTGTAGGCGATGGCGTTATCACGGTAATGATTGACCGCCCACGACAGACAGACGACGATGCAGATAATCAGAGCGGAGATAATCGCGATTACTCTGCTCATACCTCAATCTCTCTGACCGTTCCGCCTGCTTCTTTGAATTTTGCAATCAGGTTGTCAGCCTTATGCTCGAACTGACCATAACCAGCACCCGGCAACGAAGCCCAGATATTGCTGCAACGGTCGATTGCCTGACGGATGTCACCGCGATCAATCATCGGTAAAGCGCCACGCTCTTTAATCTGTTGCAGTGCCACAGCGTCCTGGTTTTTCGGAGAGAAGTCTTTCAGGCCAAGCTGCTTACGATAGGCATCCCACCAACGGGAAAGAAGCTGGTAACGTCCGGCGGCTGTTGATTTGAGTTTTGGGTTTAGCGTGACAAGTTTGCGAGGGTGATCTGAGTAATCAGTGAACAGCTCTCCGCCTACAATGACGTCATAACCATGATTTCTGGTTTTCTGTCGTCCGTTATCAGTTCCCTCTGACCACGCCAGCATATCGAGGAACGCCTTACGTTGATTATTGATTTCCACCATCTTCTACTCCGGCTTTTTAGCAGCGAAGCGTTTGATAAGCGAACCAATCGAGTCAGTACCGATGTAGCCGATGAACACGCTCGTTATATAAGCGAGATTGCTACTTAGTCCGGCGAAGTCGAGAAGGTCACGAATGAACCAGGCGATAATGGCGCACATCGTTGCGTCGATTACTGTTTTTGTAAACGCACCGCCATTATATCTGCCGCGAAGGTACGCCATTGCAAACGCAAGGATTGCCCCGATGCCTTGTTCCTTTGCCGCGAGAATGGCGGCTAACAGGTCATGTTTTTCTGGCATCTTCATGTCTTACCCCCAATAAGGGGATTTGCTCTATTTAATTAGGAATAAGGTCGATTACTGATAGAACAAATCCAGGCTACTGTGTTTAGTAATCAGATTTGTTCGTGACCGATATGCACGGGTAAAACGGCATGAGGTTGTTAGCGCAACCTCCTGCCACCCGCTTTCACGAAGGTCATGTGTAGAAGGCCGCAGCATAACTATCACTGATGAATTCAGGATAGCCAGTGGCTACGGCTCAGTTATGGTGCTGGTTAACGGACTTGAACCGCTACCCATTCGCTTACAAGGCGACTGCTCTACCATTGGAGCTAAACCAGTATATTTGGCGGGACAGCGTGGACTCGAACCACGATAAGAAGGTTAACAGCCTTCCGTAATGACCTTTATACGACTGACCCAAATAAAAAAAGCCACCGTTGCAACTTAAGAGTCACTAACGGCAGCTTACCCTCTAATTATGGCTAAATGGCTAATTGCATGTCAAGACTTTTAACAGCAACATGCTTAACTTTCTCAACACGTTTACGCATTTTGAAAGCATTTTGCATTGGTTGGTACAAAACAAATAACGACGCTTTCAGGATGTCGTCAATTTCATTTCTACAGGTTGCCAGTGAAGGTTTTCTCCATCCCTCGCCACCACGTCCACACATCTTGCGTGGCTTTGCAGTCGCGTGATAGTAGGATGCAATTGCTCGCTTAGATGAACCATGAGCGTAGTAGCTGAGGAGGATGCCAAAGGCTTTCTTGTCAATGTACATGACGGAATCGACGACCTGAGAAATCAACATTCCATCATCATCATTACACATTGGCCTTGTCATAACTCTTCCCGGCTCTACGCTCTCCATGAACTTCGCTATTACGCTGCTCATGCGCTTTTCCAGACGACCTGAATAAACCCATGCTCCCCACAGTTCAAGCCAGCCATTCAGCCACTCGTGCTGCTCTTTGGTGAGGTTTAGTTCTCTTATGCTCATCGTCTTCCCTTTGTGCCTGGCGTGACCATCAGGACGCCGTTAACTATTACGTGACGCTCGCCTTTGCTGTCTCGGTTGTACTTGAGCACTGTTCCTCTTGCGCAGGAAAGCATCCTCGCCACTTCGGTCTGATTGCCTCGTGTCTGGATAAGAAGCTCTGGTATCGTTTGAATTGTGGCGTTCATACGTTCTCCAGTTCGGTGATTTTTATTCCAAGCCGTCCGCCTGGTACTTTCACACCACGAATTACGCGAATGTCATCGAATTGCTCGTCGTCTTCCGCAAATCCGGCGTGGATAAGGGAGTCGAGTAAACCTTTCAGGATGTTGTCGAGGTCGCGGCGGCGGGAGTCTGGAACGTCTGCGATGACTTTGATGCGGAGTCGTGATTTGGTGAAAATGTCTAACTTGAGTTGGCGGATTATTTGCTGAACTTCTTTTCGGTATTTCTGGCCTTTATCGCTGATATAGTATTGGTTTCCCCGTCTTCGCCAGTAGGTATTCACCGACGGCGGGTATGGAAGCACAAACTGATATTCGTTCATGTCTTAATCTTCCCCTCCTTCAGCAGTATCGCCTGCGTCCTGATTACGCCTTCGAGGTGGCAAAGTCTGGCGTCTTTGTTGTCGAGGTTATGGGTGCGTCGGTCGATTTCATCGTGACACGCGCTACAAGCCCATGCGCCGATCAGGTCGTCAGGTTTCATTCCCGTTCCGCAAATTCCAGCCATCCGGTAATGCGCCAGAACTGTAGTTTCAGGATTGCCATTGCATACGCCGTAAATACGTACCTGGCATTCTCTGCCGCGCGCTTCTTTGCGTAGGTTAGCCATTTACCTTCCCTCGCAATTGAAGAATTGACTGAAGATCTTTTTTAATAAATATGCGAGTGCGAATTGAGCAGTAGTTTTCCTTCATTCTGGCGTAGTAATAGTCTTTGCTTAAGCTTGTTGGCATCCGCTGTCATCCAGTCTTTTACAGCAAACTTAATTAACCAGCGGTGGCAGAGATACCATTTCAGGTAATCACTCATCGTCTTCTTCCTCGTACATTGAGCTATTCGGATCGCTCATCAGTTCTGCGCAGCAATCGGAGCACACGTGAACTTCCAGCACATGCAGTTTCTGACCGCAGTTAGCGCACGTTAAAGCCCGCTCGACGCTTTCTTTCTGGTATTGAATGGATTGGGATGGGCTAAGCATTATTGACGTCCTGCATCATGAGGAAGACAATCATGGCGGCGCGGAGAGGCGATTCACCGAAGAAGCAGTAGTCAGGAATATTTTCCCATTCCCAACAACCTTCCTCTAAATCACCTCCTGACCATGCGCACCATTCTTTTTCCGCTGTCATCCACATAGTGCTGATTTTGTTTTCAGTGATGATCGGATATGCGTCTGCTGGGTTTGCGCATGGGTTAAAGGATCCGCGCTCAACCTCTACTTCAACTGCGTCTCCGTTTACAATGTCTCCCTCAAATGAGACAAACATCATATCGCCATTCTCACCTTCTTTGTAATCCGGTGATCCGTTATGAATGGCTTCGAATACCGCCACGTTAATTTCAAAATCACTTAACTGTGAATAATCCATTGTCATTTCCTCGCACGATGTCTTAGCCACCGGATATCCCACAGGTGAGCCGTGTAATTGAAGGTTTTTACGTCAGATTCTTTGGGGATTGGCTTGCGTTTATTTCTGGAGCGTTTCGTTGGAAGGTATTTGCAGTTTTCGCAGATGATGTCGGTGATACTTCGTCGCTGTCGCCTCATGCCGCCCTGTCTCCCCATCTTGCTTTCCACTCCAGAGCCAGTCGCGCTTCGTCTGACCACTTAACGCCATGTTCTGTACCGAATGCCTGTATAAGCTCTAATAGCTCCGCGAATTCGCTTACACGCATCCTGCTGGTTGACTGGCCTATTACCACAAAGCCATTCCCGGCAAGGTTAGGAACAACGTCCTGCTGCTTTAATGCTGCGGTAAACACACACTTCCAGCTTTCTGCATCCAGCCAGCGACCATGCCATTCAACCTGACGAGAGACGTCACCAAGGCAAGCCCAAAGCTTTCGATTCTGGTCTAAGCTGCGGTTGCGTTCCTGAATGGTTACTACGATTGGTTTGGTTGGGTCTGGAAGAATTTGCTGTACTGCGTGAATTGCGTTTTGCTGATGTGCCGGAGATCGAATTTCAAAGGTTAGTTTTTTCATGACTTCCCTCTCCCCAAAATAAAAAGGCCTGCGATTACCAGCAGGCCTGTTATTAGCTCAGTGATGTAGATGGTCATTTAATACTCCGTCACGTTTTCCTGTCGCCACGCCTCGTCATATTCCGATTTCGGCATATTGGCGATGTAGCTATATGGCGATCCTGATTCAAGTTGCAGGAACTGGTGCGATTGCTCGTCAAGGAACAACGGGACACCACCTTCCCAACCTTCGCCGTTACGTTGTTTTTCAAGCATCAAAACAGATGCCGGAGATGCCAGTAGCTGTTCGTCCTTCTCTGACATCTTTTCACCACTCTGAACTCTCTGTAACGCTCTCTCGCGAGCCTTGTTACGCCAGATGATGAAAAGGTTGTCTGTCAGGTCTGTTATCGCTCCAGAGCCTTTTACGTCCATTTTCCCGGTTGGTTTTTCTTCGCTGTCTCCTTTTCGCGAGTGAGTAACGAGAATGACGTGGGAGTTTGTTTTGTTTTTGAAGTCGCAAATCGAGTCAACAAACGCCTTCTGCCCGTTATAGTCATCGTCGCCTATGCCACATTTCATCAGGCTGTCGATGATGAATAACTGGATCCCGTATCGGCGGCGAGCGTAGTCGAATATTTCGATCAGCCTGTCGGCTTTCGCCGTTCCGGTCAGGCCAAACACCCAAAGTCTTTCGTCATAAAATTTAAATGCAGAGTCAATTTCCAGCACTGGCGGCATCTTGCAGCACGTTGCCTGACGGGTAAGTCGCTTAAGGAGAATGCCTGGCTTCAGCTCAAGTGATGCAATGCAGGTCTTTACACCCTGACGCATTGCCTCAAGTGCCATATGCCCGACAACCTCCGTTTTTCCGTGACCGTTCACACCATTGACCAGCGTCAACTCTGCCTCACGGAACTGGAATTTATCTGCCAGAGATTCCCACGGTGGATTAAACAGATACTGCTGCTTGCCGTAGAAAGCGTTGATAGTGTCCTGGTAAAACTCTCGCGCGCTGTAGAGTTCTTCAGGATCGAAGTAGGATGCCGTGCCGATGTACTGCCAGATTTCATCCTCGGTAACACCGTTCATCAGGCATTCGTTGATGTCTTTGTACGGCAGAGTAACAAGACGGCAACGATGTTCACCGAGTCGGCTTGCGATTTCCCTTGCGGCTTCACGACCAACATCATCAACGTCCATCGAGATGAATATTTCCTCAAACCTGTCGAGGTTGTGATACTCAAACTCAATCCACTGTTGCTTAGCGCCTTTCCCGCCACCAAACGGCACGGATAACGCCGAGATGCCGTATTGCGCATAGCTCATACAATCAATTTCGCCTTCGCAAAGTACAACCGCCCTCACGCCAGCGTCCAGAGCCTGCCATCCAAACAGACAAGGTTCGCAATCACCTTCTGCCATAATGACTTTCTTCCCGTCCGGTCGCTCAGTGCTGATTCGCTTGACCTGCAACAACTCACCATCGCGTTTGTACGGAAGCACCAGTGCATCAAGTTCTCGTTCTCCATTCCACACCTTGCCGCTGACAACCTCGTAGCGCTTTACGACTTCTGGCGATATGCCACGCGATTGCAGGTACTCAAGATGGGATTCTGTTCTGGTAACGTAGCGGGCGATTTTCTTGCGGTCAGGTCTGGAGAATTTCTTCTCACGTTTGGCATCGAAATGGTGATCGTCATCCTTGATTCCGAGAAAGGCTTTCGCTTCCTGCATAGCCTGATGCAGGTTAATTCCACGACATGCCATCCACAAATCAAGCATGTCACCGCCGTCTCCCTCAGCGAAATCAGCCCATTTTTTCTTGCCGCTAAGGTTGACCTTAAGGCTGTTTCCCTTGTCACCGTTGACGTTACCGGCAACCCACTCATGCCCCTCTTTCTTGCCGTTTGGCAACAGGTGCGGAGCCACCCTGTCAACCTGCGCCCAAAGCAGGTCGCTAAGTTCACTTGGCGTCATGATTCCCTCAGATTGAGATTTTTAAACCAGAAATCGACAAACGAAATACTTAACCAGCCGTGGTTATAACCAGCGACCAGTAGCGATTTGATTTTTGATTTCATGGTTCACCTGTCGAAAAACACGTAGCCAGTTTTCGATACGGTGATTGCGGATGATGGTTTGGATTGTGGTTGAATGGTTTCTGGCTTCTCGTCGTTCCAGCGCTGACCGTTCAGGTAGCTCGATGGTAACAACCTGTCGAATCCGAACTGCTTACCATTCCTGCATGCGATGTCTTCTGCCAGCATCGTGGCAAACTCTCTTGCCGTACCCCTGGTAGTTTTACGCCATTCCCTGAACTGTGTTCTGAATGCCGAAGCTGCGTTTTTCTTCCCGGCTTTCCGCATGCCTGCACACCAGAATATTTCCTCGAATGCCTTGTCGGTTTCTTCGTGACGGTCAGATGATTTTTCACACTCCGTCCGAACAATTTCGGACATAGTGTTTTTATTATTTCTTTTTTCTTTTGTAATAGTTTCTTTTGTGTGTCCCTGTTTTGGTGACAGCGCTGTCACCGTTTTGGTGACACTTTTTGTCACCAATGCAGTGACATTATCACCAGAGTAGTGACACCCTTCGATTTGCCATTCCTCGATGTTCTTGTTAGGCCCGATTTGCTGGCCTTCGCGAAGGATAACCTTCATCGCGATAAGCTCATTCTTGGCCTTGTTTACCTTCTGTCTTGGCAGCCTGGTAATTTGAGCTAACTGACTATCAGAGATGCGATCCATCTTTTTACCGTAGCCGTATGTTTTACGGCATATGGCGTGGGCAACCTTGCTCTGATTTTTCGTTAAATCTGCGCCGATAAGCTCTTCATACAGGGCATTTGCAAGACGGGTATAACCATCTTCAACTTCTGCCACACGACGCTCCACAGGCCGTTGTGAAGGTCTTAAATGTGTTACGGTTGCAAGATTACTCATGACCTTTCTCCTTCTGCATCAGCTTCACCTTTTCCAACTCAGCCCGGAATCGACCAGGCTGCTTGAAGCTGGACAGGAAGCGATCACGTAGTATGTGTTTGTGAATTTTGTCCTGGTAAGGATTGAGTTGTTTTGTCATAATGACTCCTGTGGATTGATCCAGTAATTCCCTCAGAATTGCATATCAATTTGCTCAGAATCCTCGGTGGCAGCCGGGGATTTTTTCTTTGTGATTCCATCCAATGCATACTTAAATGCTCTGCTAATCGGACTGATGTCTGATGCCATTCCAAAAGCACACAGAACCGAAGCAATAAACCTCCAGTCCGTTCTGCTTATCTTCGATTCATGACAGCCAATCATCTTTGCCAGACCGCGCTGGGTAAGCGTTGACAGGTTGATGAGTAAATCAGTTTCAGCGCGATCAATTTCTCGCTGTGTTGGCTTGCTGTAGCTTGCTTGTGCCATTTGTTAATTTTCCTATATTGATATTGAGTTATAGCGGCACACCCAATGGATTTGCCGCTGATGTTTGCTCACCCGGTTAGAGGTGAAAGGCCAGAACTGTTAAAGAGCAATTTGCTTATGCCGCTTGGCGGTAAGCACTTTCTTGATACTTCAGGGCGCCAGCTGTAACGATTTCCAATCGATAGGCGTCTTTCTCTGGGATAACTTCTTTCCACTGAGAGACTGCTGCATCGCTAATGCCTAGTGCTTTAGCAACAGCACGCTGGGTTCCGAAGTGGTCAATAACATCTTTTTTGTACATAGACTCGCTCCGAAATTAAAGAACACTTAAATTATCCACCAAAGGAATCTTAAGTCAAGTTTATTTAAGATGTCTTAACTATGAATACACAACTGATGGGTGAGCGTATTCGCGCTCGCAGAAAAGAACTCAAGATTAGGCAGGCAGCCCTTGGCAAGATGGTTGGCGTGTCTAATGTTGCTATTTCCCAATGGGAGCGATCTGAAACTGAGCCCAATGGCGAAAACCTATTGGCCTTAGCCAAGGCTTTGCAGTGCTCCCCTGATTACCTGTTGAAAGGAGAGGATAGTCTTTCAAACATTGCCTATCACAGCAGGCATGATCCAAGAGGTTCGTATCCTCTAATTAGTTGGGTAAGCGCAGGATGTTGGATGGAAGCTGTAGAGCCATATCATAGGCGTGCAATAGATAACTGGTACGACACAACGGTAGATTGTTCTGAAGACTCTTTTTGGCTCGACGTTAAAGGCGACTCAATGACTGCCCCGGCAGGACTGAGTATTCCTGAGGGGATGATTATTCTCGTCGACCCAGAAGTCGAACCACGTAATGGAAAGCTGGTAGTCGCCAAACTTGAAGGAGAAAACGAGGCGACATTCAAAAAATTAGTTATTGATGCCGGTAGAAAATTCCTGAAACCACTCAATCCACAATACCCAATGATTGAAATCAATGGGAACTGTAAAATTATTGGCGTTGTCGTTGATGCCAAGCTAGCAAACCTTCCTTAAGGGGCTTTCGCCCCTTTTTTATTTCCCGTTAAAAATCAAAGACAAGCTAAATTTAGGCCCACAAAATTAAGTTTTCTTTAAAAATACACTTGACCAATAAATTAAGAAGTCTTAAATTTAAGCCATCAGCAGGACGCTGGAAGCCAAACGGAACAGATTGGCAGGCTCTTTAACATCGACGAACTCTCAACCTAACCGTTGAGACCAGAACTTGAGTGGTTTTGGGGATGGCGCGAATTGCAGCTGCAAGACAGCGATCGAGAAGATAAGCACCTCGACGCGTCATGCGCCAAAGCCACTTAAAGGAGACCATCATGGTAACCATAGTCTGGAAAGAATCCAAAGGTACAGCAAAAAGCCGCTACAAAGCTCGCAGAGCAGAACTTATTGCCGAGCGACGCAGTAATGAAGCACTGGCGCGAAAAATTGCGCTAAAGCTCTCTGGTTGCGTCAGAGCAGACAAAGCAGCATCACTAGGAAACCTTTGCTGCAAGAAGGAAGAGGAAGTCGAGCGTAAACAGAACCGTATTTACTACCGCAAGCCACACAGTGAAATGGGCGTAACATGCTCAGGCCGCCAGAAGCAACGCGGAAAATCAATTCCAGCTTATTACGATTGAGGTGAGATATGGAATTTCATGAAAGTGCGATTTGTGATTTTCGCGCTAACGCAAATTCAGTAAAACCACAGCCAATTGCAGTTCTTTTTAAAACAATGGGTGCGTGGGCTGTTTTATGCTTCGCCGCTGACGACACTGACGCAAGAATGGCAATAGGCCAAGAGATGGAGATGGACCCGACAAACGATGAATTCATAATTTATGGCGCTCCATCTAATTACTTACTTGATACCTGCAACATTTACAACAAGGCTGCCTGATGGTGGCCTTTATTTTTGGCACAAACAACAGAGGCTAACATGGAATTTAAAGGTACTAGGAAAAATTGGCGAGAAGCCAATTTTGCAGGCTTAATTTTATTTTCACACCCGGGAATGGCCCTATCCGGTAAAGAAACAGAAGAGGCCGTAGCAAATGGAAGATTAGCTATGGCTGCACCGGATTTACTTGAAGCACTTCAGTTATTATAAGCAAGCCGAAAATAGAACAACGACAACATATCCAGAATGGTATGGAGCTGTTAATAAGGCTCGCGAAGCTATCAAAAAAGCCATAGGTGATGAGTAATGAATAAGAAATACATTGTTGAAGTTATAGAGCGAGAAACGAAAGAAGCAATTAAACATTTCGAATTTGATAATTATAGAAAAGCTGACCGCGTAGAAGAAGGATTGTTGCGACAAAGTAATCTCGAAAAATTTGATGTTGTCATGCGATGCGAATAAGCGACTATAGCAGATTTACGAGTCTGCTATGTGAGCAATGTCGCTCGTAACTAAACAGGAGCCGACTTGTTCTGATTATTGGAAATCTTCTTTGCCCTCCAATGTGAGGGCAGTTTTTTTGACGGAGTAAACGATGATAAAAACTGATTACCCTGCAGAACTTAAACGAAAAGTAATAACAGCAATTAAATGCTCTTTTATCTCATGTCGTACAGATGAAGAACGATATGTCGTTGAGTGTGCAATTGTCGAGTTTCTCACAGCGATGGAATTTACCGCTGCAGAATCAATAGATGTATTAAAGCAATCAGACGGAAATAATATTGAAACGGATGATGTTATTGACCGACTGATAAAATCATTCGAAGAAGAAATAGAGTAGCCGCCTGAGCGCGGCTTTACCGCATACCAATAATGCTTCACGAGAGGCATTTTCGTTATGCAATCAAATATAAGGAGTTACCCATGATGCACTTTCAGCTCGCGGGTAGCGGCGTCATGTCCGCTTTCTACCCGCACGAATCTGAATTATCACGCCGAGTTAAACAATTAATCAGAGCAGCAAAGAAACAACTGGAGGCGTTATGCGCAATGAAATAGCCATTAATCACCAGATGCTTCGTGCTGCACAAAACAAAGCAGTAATAGCCAGATTTATTGGTGATTCAAAAATGTGGCTTGAAGCAAATAAAGCGATGAAATCAGCTATCAACCTTCCGTGGTATCGCAGGAAATGAGTTTTACAGATAACTGTTCAGACGAAGAATTCATTCGTCAGATGAACAAAATGCTCAATCAGCACAAAGAACAGGAGAAGGATGATGATTCTGACTCTGAATGATAAGCGTGAAATATCTCAAATCATCGCAAGTTTTACTGATGAAGATTACGAACGAATCAACAGTGAAGTTGATCGTCTCTGCAAACGTTGCGACCCAATAAGCGAAATGCTTCGCTCATATAAACCAGATGAACACACTAAGGACGCTATCGACTGGCTGGAAGATGATGACTGTAACTATCAGGAAAAAGCCGCTGAATGGTTCTGGGATGCAATAACCGAAAGAGTTAAGGCTGAATATGCCTTCGCAATATTCAAACGCAGACACATTTTTGGAGAAGCTGCATGAGCAATATCGTTGAATTCGTTAAACAGCAGGAGCAGTTATTCTGCGGAGCATTGACTGAACAGACGGTGACATGGGCTAAGGAAAGCCAGTTTGCAATTCAGTATTTCCAGAAAAACGATTACCTGGCTAAAACGGCACTGGCAAATCCAACCAGCGCACAGAACGCCATCATCAATGTTGCGGCGATCGGCATCACCTTAAACCCGGCCAGCAAACTGGCTTATCTAGTTCCGCGCGACGGCATGGTTTGCCTTGATATCAGCTATATGGGATTACTTCATCTTGCGCAATCGACAGGCTCAATTAAGTGGGGGCAATGCAAACTGGTGTACTCAAACGACACCTATGAATCAAACGGCCTTGATTCAGCACCAACCCACAAATACAACGCATTTGGTGAGCGAGGCTCTATTGTTGGTGGTTATTGCACGGTTAAAACAGCAGATGGTGACTACCTGACTGAAGAAATGAGTCTGGCAGAAATTAAAGCAGTTGAAGCAACGAGCAAGGCAAAGAATGGACCGTGGAAAACATTCTGGGAAGAGATGGCGCGTAAAACAATAGTTAAACGCGCCAGCAAATACTGGCCTAAAGCCCAGCGACTGGATAATGCCATTCACCTGCTTAACGAAGATGAAGGTATGCATCAAGAACCAGTTATGCCGCACAAATCAGAGGAAGATATCCGCGAAGATGAACGGAAACGCCAGCAGGAAATAATGGATAAAGCACAACTTCTTTGCGATGAAATGGCTCAGGCAGAAAACATGGATGATTTGAAGCGATATTTTGCAGAAGCATATCGCCTGACATCTGGAATGAAATTGCAGCAGAACGTACAAGCCATTTACATAGAATGCAAAGCGAAACTGGAGGTTGCCAGTGAGCAAACTGTATGAAATTGCCAATGAATACGCAAAATTGATGGATTCAGATTTAGAACCAGAGATGATTGCTGACACAATAGAAGGCATGGAAGGAGAATTTACCGATAAAATAGAGCAACTTCTTGCCATTATTAAAAATGAGTCTGGTTATGCTGAACGCCTCAAGGAAGAGGCAAAGTCACTGAATGAAAGAGCAGCAGTAATTCAAAATAAGATTGATAGCATTATGACGTATATAGCGTCATCGCTTGAAATGGTTGGAAAGAAAAAGATTCGAGCAGGTATTCACCAGGTAACAATCCGCAAACCGTCAGAAACTGTAGAAATCATCGACTCAAGCGCCCTTCCTCCAGAATACGTTGAGTTTGAAACAACAATTAAAGCCGACAAACTGGCAATCAAACACCAACTAAAAGCAGGAATAAATATCCCCGGCGCTCAACTCAAAGTTGGGAAACCTTCACTTCTTATCAAATAACGGTATCGCCTATGAAAAAGACTCCATGGGAGAAATGGGAAGTCGATTTCTTACGCGAAGTAGCGGCGACAATGCCAGTTGAAGTTATCGCTGAAAAACTGGAAAGGACTGAAAAAGCAGTAATGACGAAAGCAACAAGGATTGGCGCTGACATTGTTAGCCGACTTCGTGGAAGACGATGGACAAGAGCCGAAGTATCACTTTTCGGTAAGTTCTCCGCAGAAGAAATAGCAATTGCAACCTGCCGCTCAATTTATTCAGTAAGAGCTATGCGATACAAGCTAAAAAAACTCGATGAAGAAAGAGCAGGCATACGAATAAATTAACATGGAGTAATTAACAATGAAGCTAAACATCGACCTCGGCAAATACGTTATTACTGGAACAAAACACGACCTGATTCTTAATGAAAGAGGAATTATCAAAGAAGGCGAGAATGCAGGGAAAGAAACACTCAGCCGTATCGGTTATTACAGCAAGTTTGAGCATCTGGTTAAAGAGTTATGCAACCGTGAAATCCTGTTATCTCAGGCGCAGACGCTACAGGATATTCAGCAGCATATCGAGACTTTAGGTGTGTCACTTAGCATAGCTGTTGACCAGTTCATGGAGAGTAAATCATGAGAGGACTTGCATATAATCCCGGCATTCTTCCGGCAGAAATGATTATTCGCCAACGCGTAAAGCCAATGCCATCGAGAGAGGAATTGCTTAAGAGAAAGAGTTTCGGTTCTGTTAATGACAACAAATATCTGAATGCGATGTTGCGGAGTGGGAAGAAATGAAACAAATGTCACTAATTGAGATGGATGGTTTTCTGAAAGGTAAATGCATCCCAAGTGATTTAAAGGTTAACGAAACAAACGCTGAATATCTGGTGCGTAAATTTGCTGAAGCGCAGGCCAAGTGCGCGGCGCTGGCAGCGGAGAATGCGGGGCTGAAGTCTGGCGCTATGGACGAAATCAAGGTTATCAACCGTGGAGGGCAGGCATATTGCGTAAAAGATGGAGTGCAAGTTAATCCCATGTATGCAAGAGGGTGGAATGACTATCGCGCAAAGTCTCTGCAATCAGACCCCCCAGCCACCGATGCTTTCCTGGCTGAAATTGAACGCAAAGCAATCCGCAAGTTCATTAACAGCATTGAACACATCCTGCGTGACAAGTTGTCACCGTATGACACCGAAGAGATGCTTGAGACTATGCGTATTTTTCTGGAAGAACAGGGAGGCGAGCAAAAATGACAATCACAAAACAACGAGTAGAAAAAATCATATATCGCCATGAAATGGGACTGAACAGCGATGTCACTGCCGAAGAGGTTTATGACCTGGCTGTACTGGCGCTGAATTTATCAAATATCGCAAACCTGAAGCGATACGAGCTTGATATGGATGGTTGTGACTCGTGCGGTCAGGATTGTGGCGCTGACATGACTGAAGATTCTGATGGCGATTATGTCCTGTTTGATGACGTGGTTAAGTTGTTTGAGTTTGATACAACCACTCAGAAGCTAGAAAGCCCAGCAAAGGAGGCAATCAGTGAGCAAGATTAACTATCAGGCACTGCGTGAAAAGGCAGAGAAAGCAACGTGTGGTGTGTGGTCGCTCGAATATGGAGAGGAGAGACTTGATGCTGGAGATGTGCTAATTCATCGTGAAGTTGTTGGATATCTTCCCATTTGCAGAATTGAATGAGCGCATCCTGAAAGCGGTTTCGATGAAGATTTCCAAATGGAACAGCAGGCCAATGCTGAATTCATCGCCGCAGCCAATCCGGCTACCATGCTGGCACTACTGGATGAACGGGAAAGAAACCAGCAATACATCAAACGCCGCGACCAGGAGAGCGAGGAAATTGCGCTAACGGTAGGAAAGCTGCGTGTTGAGCTGGAAGCAGCAGAGAACAACCTTATTGATAGTGAATGCCATGTAGCTGAACTGGAAGAGGCGCTACGCGATAAGCAGGCGTTACTTGAAGCATCAGAGAAGCGCATAGCAGAACTGGAAGCCGAACCTGTAAGCCAAACTTACAAGTTGAACGAGCTGTCGGGCAACCCTCCGGTAATTCCAGAAGGTTAGATAAGCTGTAGTGAGAGAATGCCGAACGATAAACAGTATGTTTGGTGTTGGGGTAAGTCTTACGGCTGGACTGAGTGCGATACCTTCGAAGGGTATTACGATTGGTCGAGAAACAAATGGTGGGCAGTTACTGACGATGGGGAAGAACCGGCATCGAAAGTAACCCACTGGATGCCACTACCAGAGCCGCCGCAGGAGGTTAACCGTGGCTAACCTGCAACTTGCCGTCAAAGGTGAATAACAATCCTCGCACTCGCGGGGATTTCTTTTATCTGAACTCGCTACGGCGGGTTTTGTTTTATGGAGATGATAAATGCACTTCCGAGTCACAGGTGAATGGAATGGAGAACCATTCAACAGAGTTATCGAAGCCGAGAACATCAGCGACTGCTATGACCACTGGATGCTGTGGGCGCAGATAGCAAATGCAGACGTAACCAATATTCGAATTGAAGAACTGAAAGAACACCAAGCCGCCTGATGGCGGTTTTTTATTGCCTGATTTGCAGGTTCGATTCCCTATTCGGAGATAGCACTCATGCAACACGAACTACAACCTGATTCACTGGTTGATTTGAAACTCATCATGGCCGATACTGGCTTCGGTAAAACCTTCATCTATGACCGGATTAAGTCCGGAGACCTGCCTAAAGCCAAAGTTATCCACGGGCGAGCAAGATGGTTATATCGTGACCATTGTGAATTCAAAAATAAGCTCTTAAGCCGCGCCAATGGGTAAAATAGCGGGTAAAATATTTCTCACACCTAAAAAACACCATTCTAATCAATCCCCTGCCACGTCAAGTAGATGTCTGCAGGGGACACCATCCCGCCGTACACCAACGTCTACCATTGTCTATAAATCCCATGTAACCATATAGAAATAAAGAGATTTTATTCTCATGACGTCCATTACCGTCTATTGAAATCAAGTAAATCTATGGGGCATAATTGGGGGCATTGCTGGTTCGATTGTATATGTGCCCCCAATATGTCCAGAAATACCCTCAACAAATTAACAGACCGTCAGTGCAAAACAGCTAAGCCACGAGACAAAACTTATAAATTGTCTGATGGTGGTGGTCTTTATCTTGAAGTATCCCAGACCGGGTCGAAGTATTGGCGTATGAAGTATCGCCGTCCATCAGATAAGAAAGAAGACAGACTTGCTTTTGGTGTATATCCAACCATTAGCTTACAAGATGCCAGAGAGAAACGAGACAACGCCAGAAAGTTGTTAGTCAAGGGGATAGATCCCAAAGCAGAGCAAAGAGCAGCCAAAGCAGAAGAAAAAGGTGCATTCACTTTTGAGACAATAGGACGTCAATGGGTTGAAAGCCACCAGATGTGGAACGAAGCCCACCGAAAACGCGTGCTTAGAAGCCTTGAAATGTATATTTTTCCTCACATTGGCAACTCGGATATTCGCAAACTGGAGGCGATGACAATTTTACCTTTGTTTAAGAAGGTAGATGACGCAGGGAAACACGATACAGCTAACCGACTTAAACAACGAGTAAAGGACATCATACATAGTGCCCGTCTGAGCGGCATTAAGACAGAAATTATCACGAATGATCTCGATGTCCGGTTAATGCAATATGAAACTAAGCATCATGCCGCATTACATCCCAGAGACCTACCAGACTTTTTCACTCGATTGGGAAGTTTTAGAGGTAATCCTCTTACCCGCCTTGCCATTGAGCTAACCATGTTGACCTTTGTTCGTTCAAGCGAGTTAAGGTTTGCCCGTTGGAAAGAGTTTGACCTTGATCGGGCTGAGTGGATTATCCCTAAAAAAAGAGAGCCTATCGATGGTGTGAGGTTTTCCACCCGTGGCACAAAGACGGGAAAAGACGAACATATCGTGCTTCTTAGCCGTCAGGCTGTTTCTATTGTAAAGCAGTTGAGAGAACTAAGCGGAAGCTACGATGTTGTGTTTCCGAATGAAAGAAACACCAAAGGCGTGATGAGTGAAAACACAGTAAACAAGGCATTACGTTTAATGGGATATAACACGCAAGAGGACGTAACTGGACATGGATTCCGTGCCACAGCTTGTAGTTCCTTGATGGAGTCCGGTTTGTGGCAGGAAGACGCAGTAGAGCGCCAGATGAGCCACAAAGAATATAAAGACGTTAAAAGAGCCTACAAGCACAAGGCTGATTACTTAGAAGAGCGCAAACTAATGCTTCAATGGTGGGCAGATTATCTGGACGCCAATCGAGAAATACATATAAGCCCTTACGAGTTCGGAAGGAGAACACGCCGTGACTAAGATGACAGGACTAGATGCGTTTTATAACGAGTCAGAAGATAAAATCTGGTTTGGTAATCTGATCAGCGAACTTGCAAGACTAAACAATGAAAATGAAAGAGTGATAGCTGCCGCTATCTTAAGTAACTACAGATTGAGCAAGACTAAACCAGATACTTTAGGGGGGCTGGGCTTTTATCAGTTCGATTGGGTATCTGGTTTTACGACTAATGAAGACTTTGAAAAGCAGTGTGTGGAGTTTTTAGGTCTTCTGGCTATGGGGCATGAATACAGGGAGAGCCCGATACCGGGGGAAGAAGGGACTTTCAACGTTAGGAAAGGAGAAGACTTTTTATATCACGATGATGAGGATGATTGGTATGGGTTTTACGATTCGTTTTATTTCAAGCGGTCCGAGCTTGTGAGCTTCTTCCCAGAACTGGAAGATCACAACATTGATGAACCGATAGCAGAGGAAACAGAAAGTGGGTCGCTCCCCAGTGACTGGCGCGGCAAAAACACCGCCTGGAAAATGATTGCTGGGCTGGCGATTGCTTTATATGAATCCAGCGAGGACGTTAGAAAGAATGGAAAGCTCAACCAGTCCGCGGTGTGCGAGAAAGCAGCAAACAACATCGCAAAGTACAGTGAAGAATACAATGATGCTGGCATGACCATGGATAATCTAAGAACGCTTCTAAAAAAGACTTTGCAGCGGCACGCACCCAATTTTTTGGGAAAGATAACCAAGTAAAATAATCGATGTTCCCAAATTGGCTGGAGAGACGAAAACAAACGCCCAATTTGGGACAATTCCTTTCCCGAAAACTTTTTCTCCAAATTCACAGAAAACTTAAAAAAACAATGATTTACTATCTCTCATAGTCAAGCAACGTATTACGAGGTAGATATGAAAAAGTCGCTGATTCGGCTATCTGAGGTTTTGAAACGCACTGGCTATAGCAAGGCGTGGGTATATGCTCTGATGAGCCGAGGACAATTCCCTCAATCAGTCAAGATTGGTGCTCGCGCAATAGCTTTTATTGAAAGCGAGATCGATGACTGGATCGATCAACGTATAGCCGAATCGCGTAGTAACTAAAGAACAGAAACAAACCGGATACAAACAATACGTTATTAGGTATTAAGAATGCAGTTGACCCCCACCAATCAAAAGCTGAACGTAACCCATGTTGATTTTGAGACCTTCGCGGAACTGATTAGATCAGATCCACAAAAGGTAAGCACCAGCACCAGGGTTTATGATGTGAAATCCACCAACGGTGGAAAAGCTATCGGCATTGTCTCTGGCGATGATTACTTAGTAATCGATCTGATTTAATCGCACAAAAATTGTAGAGTGATTTGGGAAGACAGGAAGTCTTCCTCCATATTGCATTTTGGTACAACAGTAAGGGAATAAAATGATTAATTATCTGACCGCTAAAGACGCAGCAGAATATCTTGGTGTCTGTCTATCACGCTTCTATCAGTTAAAGCGATATATCCCCAGCTTTCCCCCCTATGTAAATCAGACCATCAATGGACGCAAGCGCAGAGTGTGGCTTGCCTCCAGCCTTGATCAATTTGCCGACAGATTTCTGGGGGGACGAAAATGA